GACTTATCGGGTGCGCATCATATTGAGCTCCATGATCAGGCCATTTAGACCAATACCAAATATACTTGTGACGTACAAAAAGTAATCTGCGTTTATTCTCCTTAAGGAGCTTAACTAATCTTTGACTACGTCTGTTATAAATTTCCCACGTGGCTTCTTCATTTATCCTATCAGTTTCCTGATTATTTTCATCCTGATAATATATAACATGTGCAAAATCTACACCACTATCGGGATAAAAATTTTTAAACTCTTTTTCAAAAATATTTGGAAGTACGTTTATGTTTGTTACTTGCCAGTCAAAAGGAAAAGAAGACTTCCTCATATAGTTTAAAGCTTGACCAACACAACAACGATGACCTAAGCTTACTAAATAGTCATACTCTTTATCAAATAAGGAATTTTCTGGTGCCTTATAAAAATTTGGAACCAACCAACTACTAGTTGCATCATAATCATCAGCCATATATTATTTTAGGTGGTAATAATGTAATATCAAACCTTGAGTGCCATATCCCATACAAGTAGATGTAATCTTGGACTAAAATTAAAATGATGTTTTTTAGCCATCTCAGCTACCATAGGAGCTGCTTCAATATGTTCGTCTCTACTACCACAACAAGGCATTAACCAAACTCTACCTGTTGGTATATCAAATGGTTCTATATATTTTTCAAATATTTCTTCTAAATCAGATTCTTTATTAACCACGAATTTAAACCCAGATCCATTTGTAGAATGCCAATCTAAAACTTCTGGTTTATATCTTCTATCTTCTGGATCACCATTATTAGCTAATTTAGGTGATGTAGTAAAGGTTGCTTTTAATCTCACCCATTCTGGGTCTGGCATTATAGTTGCATTAGTTTCAAAATCTATACGTGGTACCCAACCCCATTCAACATCCATATATTGCATGAATCTCAATAATGAAGGCTGTTGTACTAATGGTTCGCCACCTGTAATTTTTAGCAAAGCACCATTCTTAAGATGTTCAGTATATCCTTCATCATCCAACATAGAAAGGATTTCCACAAAACTCATTTTATTTTTTACCCTCCAAGATATAAAGCTATCACACCCATGAGGTGCTGTTGCACTTGCAAACCCCTTACATGTAAGATTACACATAGATAATCTCATGAAAACCGAAGGATAACCAACGAATTCACCTTCACCTTCTACAGTATAAAATATTTTATCATCACTAAGAAATATATTTCCTTCACCAAATTGCATATCTATCTATAATATTTACATCAATAGGGTTATCAAGATTAAATATTGATATGGCAACGAAACGTTCGCGGCTTGCCGCGGTGTTCGAGTCGGAACAGTTACATACAGGCGATTTGCATGGTAACTGGGATTTAAACTTTAACGTCCGAAACAAGTTTGATTTTACAGAAAATCAAAAAAGGTTTATACAAACCGTTCTTGCAGAAGATACTAAAATAGTTTTTGCTGATGGATCAGCGGGTACTGCAAAGACTTATTTGTCGGTTTTTGGAGGTCTTACCTTGCTTGCTGCAAACAAAATGCAGCAAATTATTTATCTTAGAAGTGTAGTAGAATCAGCTGCACAAAAGATAGGACATTTACCTGGGCAATTAGATGAAAAGTTTCTTCCTTACTCTTTACCTTTAATGGATAAGTTAGATGAGTTGGTAACCAAGACAACCGCTAATTCATTGTTCAAAAAAGAATATATAAAATGTTTACCAGTGAATTTTACTAGAGGGTTGACGTTTAATAATTCATTAGTCATTGTTGATGAAGCTCAAAATCTTACCAGGCAAGAAATTACTACCATCTTAACGAGATTTGGAGAAGGTTCAAGATATATCGTTGTAGGTGATTCTAATCAATCTGACATTAACGGTAAATCTGGTTTCGCTCCAATTATAAAAGCTTTTGATAATGAAATCAGTAAAAATAAAGGTATTAATGCTTTTTACTTTGGAACTGATGATATTGTTAGAAGTAAAATATTAAAACACATTGTTCATGTGTTATCAGATGTTTGATTAGCTTCTTTTTCGAGTTCTAACAACTCTTTTAAAGCAGCTTCCGGGGTTATTATATTGTTCCCCGGAAGCTCTTCTTTTTTATCGTAAGGTTTTCCTATTTCAGCCATTTTAGAGAAAACATCCCCGGCAAGTTTTTCTATTTGAGGATCTTTTTCTCTTTCTATCATTTAACCTCTTGCTGGTGCATAAGGATCTGAAGGTTTATCAGCACCCCAACTGGTACCGGCAAATGGATCACCGGCATCATGTGATTTAGGACCTGCGCCAACTCTTGCACCTACTTCTTTATTTCTTTTTGCACCAGGTAACATACGTTGTCGTTCATCTTCATCTTCACGATCTTTCTCTGCTGCTTCTTTACGTTTTTCAGCCTGTTCATCAATCCTTTTCTTTTCGTCGATAGGATCTAGCTTTTCACCCATTTCATGTAATGGTGTCGACTTAACAAAATCTTTAGGATTTGCTTGTGGGCCACATGCTTCTGCTTCCCTATAAGCATCCCAGTCAACGTTTGCATTATCTGGTTCTCCAGCATATTTCAAATGCTCAGGGCCTCCAAATCTCATAGATGGTGTAACAATTTTAGTAAATGTTGCACTATTATTTTCGTGTTCGAAAACTTCTACCTTTTCTACCCAACATCTATCATTTGTTGCCGCTTTAATATAGAAATCAGCAGCATTATAACAATATTCAGCAACTCGTTCAATACCAGTACCATTAGGCATAATTCTCAAGTCGCATGCATCAGCTTTTTCTAATTCTTTAAAAATAGGTAATGCTGGATCGTCAGCTGAAACACATGTTGTATGATCAAATTGATTTCTTAGTTTTTCTTTAAGACCTTTTAACCCACCAAAATCTACTACCCAATTATTTTTATCAAGTTCTTCAGATCCAAACCAAAATTTTGCTGTAAGCTTGTAACCGTGGATAAATCTGCAATGCGAATGATTTGCTTTGGGTTGTCTAAAAGCACAACTACCTAATTCAATAACTTTAGTACTCTGAAATTTCATTCCTATATATTAAATTATGAAATAGGTAAATCAACTATTAAAGTGAAGTATTTATTTCTCTTTCTATAGGTGTGTCACCATATTCATCTTGATCACCTTCAAGATCTTGAAACTTATCTGTAGCTTCTTCTGCTTCTGTATGATCTGGTGTATATGTATTACATTCACATATTCGCTGACCTTCAGCATTCATATTATAACTTAAATTCATTTCCGGTGCTACACATTTATCTCCACGGCTCCAATAAACGCAATCATTACAACTACAATTAACACGTTCTATAACAGGACCATGGCCAAGGCGAACATAACCATCTTCATCTTCATGATGCATTTCTGTTAACTGTTTTATTACTTTAGAATTACTATCAACATACAAACCAGCAATTTCATCCATTTTTGAATAAGCTATAGCTGCTGCTTGTTTTTGAGCTGCTTTTTTACTTTTTGGTTTGGAGGTTCCTATCTTTCCAGATTTTTTATAAGTTCCCATTAACTCAGAGATGTTCTGGTGCAATATTTTATCAGTTTTTCCTTTTTTAAGCGGCATTTTTCAATATGGATTTATAAATTTTGGTTAGTTCGTTATCATCTACCCCGCCAAGTCTTAGGTATTGTTCAATATCATCTATATTATCGGTATTTCTTATCTGTTCAAATTCTTTCTTGCTAATTTTGTCTTTTAATCTCTTAGCAATATATTTTTTAAACATTCTAACAGAATTAGGTTTTGAAGGGGTTAATACCGGGTCTTTGATGTCGAATATACCCGGTAACGGGCCTCCAGGCATCAATACCTTTAATAAAGGCGGTAAAGCTGGACCGCAACTTTCAAAACTTAACTCTTGAAGTACAAAACCTTCATAACTTTCAGATTTTTCAAAACCTGAATTTAATGTAGGGTCAACTTTGAATCTTATATACTTCAAGCCTTTGTTTTTTAAACATTCAGCTAATATAATGTCAAAGCTTTTCATCATATTAGTATTTAATCTTTTTTATAGTTAATAATGTCTTGAATAGTTGAGTAGAACGGTTTTTGACCGGCACTATGACAACAAGGTTCTTTCTTCTTGTCATGCGACCATTGATTGAACCAAAATAAGTTGTAGTTATGTACTTCTGCTATAATACTATAGAACGGTTCCTCAGTAAAAGGGTGTGCATCATGATTACTAGTGAAGATATCCAATAGCTTCATATACATAGGGAAAACAACTTTTTCTAATTCTTCAAACTCGCCACCGAAAATAGTACCCACTGTCCAATTAGGGTATTCAGTTGTAATTGGTGTATCTACGTTTTTTGTTTGTGTAGGGTCTAAAGTAAATGTTTTTTTGTCTAAATGCTCGTCTTGATTGTATTGTGAACCGCATTTCCAACCAAATTCATCTTTTAATACCTTAGAAACAAATCTGTTATGCTCTTTCCAGTCATATTCAGCTAATCTATCGTTTTGAGTGCCTTGAGTTATATGAAACCATTTTTTTTGTTTCCATATACGTTTTAAACCTGAAGTAAACTTGGGAGTGAAAATATTGTTTTTATTTTTCGGATAGAAGTGAGAGTCGGGGTACCTTTTCTCCATTTGCCCATTCATACTATAAACGTATTCAGCGCCTCCAAGTGATTCTGGTATTTTACACCACTCAGTAACACCTGCATCTATCCACACCACCCTATCACAACCCCATTCGTTATCTTTAGCTCTTCTACACCATTCTAACTTCCAGTGACAAAGAAGTTCATTTCTCGGGCAAAAAATATACGTGTTACCGTCATCTTTCCCATCTTGAAGT